ATGGACAAGGAGATGCGCAAGATCGCCAAGGCGCTCGAGCGGCAGGGCTTCGACGTTCGCGTGACGAAGCGGGGCCACATCTCGGTGAGCAAGAACGGCCGCTTCGTGGTCGTGTTCGCCGGGACGCCGAGCGACTGGCGGTCGATGCGCAACGCCCTCGCCGCCGCGAGGCGGGCCGGGTTCACCTGGCCCGAGAAGCGGTAGCGAGAAGGGCCGCCGGGGGCAAGGGAACTGCCCCCGGCGGCCCGGGCGGTCTCCATCGTGACACACCAACTGGAGGAGCAGGAATGGCACAGCAGTACGTCATCGACATCGAGACCACCGAGCGTGACCCCGAGCTGGCCGACGAGTGGATCGACCAGCTCGCAGCCTGGCACGGCGTCGTCTCGGCGGGTCCGACCGGAGCCCTGGTCGTGACCCTGAGCCTGCCTGCTGAGGGTCTGGCCCAGGCCACCGCGACCGGCCTGGCCATCGTGGCTGGGCTCGCTACGCCCGTGGCGATCACCGCTCAGCCCGAGTCCATGCGCGACGAGCGCCAGGGCTGGCCCCGTGTCCCCGAGCTCATGTCCGTCGCTGAGGCGGCCGAGGCGCTCGGTGTGAGCCGGCAGCGGGTGCTGCAGATGATCGACGAAGGAAAGGTTCCCGCCGTGCGTGTCGGGAAGGTGCACGCCATCCCCGCGTCTGCGTTCGCAGGAAGACGTGCGCTCGAGCAGATGGCGTGACCCCTGTGGCGCTGCGCCACGGGCAGGCCCTAGAGAAACAGGGACGGCGCGCGGTTCGTCGTGCCGGGCAGTGTCGTATGACGGTCGCCTCGCGAGGATCGCGAGATCCTTGGGTGATTTGGAACAAAGATTGCTACCAGAGCCGTTATGTTGGTCGTAGACCGAAGACGGTTGCGGAGTCAGCGCCAGATCTGCTGCCAGATCCGTCCGGGCCAACCGGATGGGGCGCCCGAACCGTCTTCGGTCTTAACGCCAGCCACGTGGCGGCCACCACGGGAGCGCAGGCAGCGTGTGAGGTCCGACGAAGGCTTTGAAGCCGTAGTTGAGGACTCGAGCACCCGGTCCGCGTCGAACCTGATGCTGGATGTCGAGAAGATGGGGTTCCTCGTACGTTCCGTGCACGCGATCTGGCAGGATCGCTGCCGAGAGAATCCCCGCGTACTGGTCCGCGGCCTGCAGCCCCAGCCACGTCCCGGTCGAGTCGAACTTAACGTCATCGAGCAGGCCGTAGTCGGCCTGGGTCTCCGCCCGACCTGACTTCTTCATCTCGAAGTAGGCCATGGTGTCCTCGTGTTGGCCAAAGCCTCGGACGTGACCGAACACGATTTCGAGCCGCCGGCGACCACCCGGCCAGTGCTGAGCTGCCAGCAGGGCGCGGTCAAGGGTGACGCCAGCGATGTAGTTGTAGAAGGTCTTCGTGCTGCCACGAAGACCACTCGCCTGCGGTGGGACTGACGCCTTGGCCATCAACACGTAGTTGACGGAGAGCCCATCCAACCGGCCAAGTGCCTGGGCGACGGTTCGGCGGCGGGGGAAGGTCTTGACATGGTCGACCCAGTGCAGCGGTTTCGTCGACGGCACGTTAAGTCTGGCGCGCAGATCCCGAACGCACCTGAGAAGCTCTGGCTCGTCCTCCGCTGGTAGGAGAATGGTCGCCGTCGCGTAGAAGGGGCTCGCTGATGGGCTTAGCCCACGGTCTCCGGTCTCGTCGACGTAGGCGCGCAGCACGGGCAAGGTCACTCAGTCACCCTAGAACGAGTCGGGACGCCCCGTCGCCGGGTCGTCGAAGTCCCGGTTGTTGTCGCGGTCTCACCCCGATTAGTTTGCGTCTGTGCCATCTCATGTGTCACTGGACTGGCTTGCGCGCCGCCATGACGGAGAGTCGATAGCACTGATCGCCCGCCGAGCGGGCGTGCCGCCCGCGGCGGTCGAGCGGGCCACGAGGCCCTATGGGCCGTTCCCGCGGGCATCACGGCACGTCGGGCGCACGCAGCTTTCCGATGACGCGCTGTCGGAACGGGCCCGCCGATGGGTAGAGGCGCGCCGGCGGGGCCGGACGGTTATGCAGATCGCGCGTGACGAAGGTGTGCGCCACCAGCTCGTCAGTCGAGCCACGGCGGAGCGTGGCCCCTACCCGGCTCGGGAGGTCGTCGAGTCGTGGGTCGCGGCCCGCCACGCCGGACGAACCCTCGCAGCGATCGCTGACGAGGCTGGAGTGCAGGTCGGGGTCGTACGGCGAGCGACCGGACCGTACGGCCCGTTCAGAGTGCCGGGGGCGCGGCTTCCCGAGGGTGTCCTTGGGGTTACGGCGATCGCTCGGTCTCTCGGGATGGCGGCGCCGGCTGTGATCCGCTGGCGTGACGCGGGTGTCCTGCCTCCGCCGGACTTCACGACCAGCGCCGGACGCCCGTTGTGGCTCCCCGCGACTGTCGAGGCGTGGCTCGAGACGCAGGCTCCGCAACACGCATGTTGCATCTGTGGGGCGAGGCCGCGGTCGATGGCTCATCACGTCGCGCTGAAACACCGACGCGGTACGGGTGCGCGAGGGAACTCGTGAGCACGTTTGGCCTTGTCAGGGCGCGTGTCGCGTTACGTTGGGGAACAGCCCACGTTCCGTGTGGCGTGACGCGCGACGCCCCCCTCAGCTGCGAGAGGGGGGCGTCGTGTCGTGCACCAGCGGCCTCCCTGCAGTGGCCGAAGTGCGCGGGTGGTCGCGTCCCCTGCGACTTGACCACCGCTATGCGTGGACTTTACTCCCGCTTTACCTTCCATGCCTCGGCGTGTCCGCGTACTGAGCAGAACGGTGGACGCCCGATCAGCCGAACGGGCCCCTGCCATTTGTCATGGCGCGGCGTCGTGGTTGGCGCCGGTTGGGCTACGCGAGAGCAGAGTTCAAGTCCCGGCACTCGGGCATCGTCGACCAGCGTAGTTGCCGCAGCTCTCGGGTGCGCGTGCGCAACACATGCACGAAGAGGGCGTGTGTACCGTGAGCCGCGCGATGCGGCAAGGAGGGAAGCCTGTGATGGGGAGCAGGATCGGCAGGGCACGAATCCATCGAGCGGTGCTCGTTGGGCTTGCAGCGGCCTCCGTGGCGGCGTGTGGCGGGGGTGCTGAGAACACCGCGACGGAGCCTCCAAGCACCTCGACCACGAGTGAGCCGGCGACTGCGCCAGCGAGTGCCAGCCCGTCGGTCACGAAGACGGCCACGCCCAGCCCCTCGGGCCAGACGGTCGGGGATACGTACACCGACAAGCACGTGGAGGTGACCGTCCAGCAGGTGGCGATACGCAAGCGCCTCGACTTTGGCGGTCGCTACTCCGGGGTGCTCGTGAAGACGTGCATCAAGAGCACCGGCGACTACCCCTACTTCACTCTCAGCTGGGACCCGTGGACGTTGGTCGACGACGACGCGGGGCGCTACCCGGACACCGGCTCGAGCGGCGGGTCCTTGCCGACGCCGGTGTACCCGAACGGGGAGATAGACGGACGCTGGCACGCCGGCGACTGCGTGAAGGGCTGGATGTTCTTCGACGTGCCCAAGGGCGTGAAGATCACCACCGTGCGGTATCAGGGCGGGAGCATGGACGAGGCCGTCGAGTGGACGGTCGATCCGTGATGCGGACGACGAACGAGCCCCCGCCCGATCCCTAGGGGACCGAGCGGGGGCTCTGCCGTGTCTGCGCCGACGTTCGCTACTCGGCCACGCTTTGGTCGTGGTGGCCACCGTCGGCGTCAGGCAGCCAGGGCGTAGTCCCGGGCCTCGGACTCGCTGGCTGCCGTCGGGAACAGCCCGAAGAGAACCGCGACCGCGGCCGTCATCACGACGGCACCGTCCAGACCGCCCGCGGCGGCCGCGTCGGCTAGGACGACCGCGCCGGCGGTGAACGCGGCGACGACGGTCTTGGCCCACGGCGCAACGCCGGAGATCGACGGCACGAGGTACGTGGTCAGCGCACCCCCGAAGGCCACGACGACGACGAGGCCCTCGGCGAGGGTGATGCCGTCGCTCCACACGGCCACGAGGGCCTGCAGTACGGCCGCGACGACCATCGCGATGACGGGCAGGAATGGCTTGATCTTCTGCAGCATGGTGACCTCCTGGTCGGGTTGCGCGGGTGGTGGCGTGCTGGGGCGCCGTTGGGTCAGTCCTCGAGCTCCTTGTCGGGCTCCTCGGCTGCGAGCCGGGACGCGACCTGGGAGAAGGCCTCCTGGATGGCCTGCTCGACCGCGACGGTGATGGCCTTGGCGTCGACGTCGCTGGACTCGGCCAGGGCCTTCACGGCCGGCACAACCCCTGCCGCGGTAGTCAGGGTCTTCTCCGTCACGTCGTTCGCGCGACGGATCCGGTCGTAGGTCCACTGGGTGCGGTTGTTGATGCCCTTGAGCCACCGGGCGACGCGCTTGTCGCTGTGGACGCCCTTGCGCCCGAAGGCGTAGTCGTCGTAGAGCCGGTCCACCTTCGTGGTGAGGCTGGCCATCTGCTTCGCCACCTGGGCGAGCTGCTTCTCCTGTGCCGGGGTCATGTCCGGTTCCTCCTTGGGGGTGATGAACAGGGCGCTCATGTCGCCCGGGTCGCCGTGGTCGTTCTCGGGGACGTGCTGGTGTCCGCACCAGCCGGCGTAGCTGTCCCACCCGGACTGGCTGAACCGCACCCGGGTGGCGCCGTAGGAGTCGGGGTACGGGAGCCAGCCCTGGGGCGGGCCGTGGTCGGGGATGCCGCGGTCGTCGTTGGCCCACTCGATGAACCGTCGGGCCCCTTCGATGGCCCAGTCCGGTGCGTCGGGCCAGAACAGTCCGGGGCCGCCCAGCACGCACGTGCCGACCAGTTCGATCTGGAACGCGCCGTCGTTGTTGGTCTGGACGCCACCGTCGGCGTTGACCAGGGCTCGGGCCGGACGTGCGCTGTCGAAGTGCTGGTACCCGATGACGATCTTTCGGGCGATGTCCGGTAGGAGCGTGAGGTGCGGGGCCATGGACCCGCCGTCGTAGCCCGGCAGTGTGGACGTCTCAGTGGTGTGCGCCACGCCCTTGTTCGGGCCGCCGGTGTAGCTGCCGGAGAAGTCCCGGTCGTAGCGGCGGGACTGGTCAGCGAATGGGCACGCAGACATGACGCCTCCTAGGCGTGCAGTGAGGTGGGTGGTTCAGTGGCTGTCGGGCCGGTCGAGGAAGTCGCGGACCTGCTGCGAGGTCGGTGGGGCGCCGGGTGGGTCGTGCCGCCCTTCCTTCTCCCAGCCCATGACGGTGCGGACGTACTCCGCGACGGCCTCTCGGCCGTGCCCCTCGAGGGCGTCGAGGCGGCGGTCTCGCACGGCCGCCTCGGACATGTGCTCGCGCAGGTTGCCGGAGAGCTCGTGGAGCGTCGTGGTGTTCTTCTCGACGGCCCGCTCGACTCGACGCACCGAGTCCTTGAGCGAGGAGCCGCCGTTGAACGTGACCTCGTGCTCGACGTTGGACATGCGGGTGGTCATGCTGGGGCGAGCCGGTCGACCGTCGCGGGCGTCCTCGCCGTACCAGTCGTCCAGGAACCGGTCGAAACGGCGCACGACCTGGGTGATGCGCCGCGCGCTGGGCCCGAGCACGGTGCGCCACGCGGTACCTGCGACAGTCACCGCCGCGAGGCCGCCGAGCATCCACGCCACGGCGGGGTGTAGGCCGGCGATCAGGTCCATGCCTTGCCCCCGCCCGGCGTTGTCGTCCGGGTCACGACTGGACCCCCGCGTACTCGATCTCCATGAAGCTGGCGTAGGTGTTGCCACCCATCAGGTCGAAGGTGCCGGTGCCGATTCCGTGTCGGACGTAGTACGCGAGGGTGTCCCCAGCGGAGAGCGCGACCGACTCCTCGGCCGAGACCCCGAGCCGCCCGGACGTGGACACGTCGAGCTGCTTCCACACGATGAGCGATCCGGTGTCCATGTCGGTGTCGGTGACGTTGAGCTTGACCCCGACCTGCAGGTTGCCGTTGACGTTGGCGACCTGTGCCGTGGAGATCTGCACCCGGAGGCGGTAGATCCCATCGAGGGGCACGGTGCGGATGCTCGTGGCGCCGGCGGCGTCCCACGCCGCGCCCGAGGAGATCTCCTCGGTCATGGGAAGGGTGTAGTTCGCCCCGGGGGGCACTGCGGTCGAGGAGTCGCTGACGTACCCCTTCCACATGGTCACGACCCGCTCGGTGTCCTTGACGTGCTCGCACCACTCGGTGCCGTCCCACACCCACAGGGACGAGGGGGAGTCGTCCAGTCGGCACACCGGCACGACGTCCGGGGTCAGGTTCGCCGCGGTCAGCGCCTGGTCCCGGGCGGTCGCCGAGGGGAATCGGGCCACGCCGTACCTCCGCAGCTGGTCGATCGCGTCGTTGAGGTACGTCGCGCCGTCGACCGACGACGGGTCCCAGTACGTGGTGCCGGTCAGCGGCTCGGATGCCATCTCAGGTGCTCCAATCGGCGTGCAGGGTCACCCGGTCGAGGGTGACGTTGATCTGCGGGTGGTATATGCCCACGCCCTTGGCGGTGCCGTTCTTGAACGCGGCGTGCCAGTCCGTGGGCAGGGTGAAGGTGCGCGACTCGTTCCAGCCGAGCGACCCGATCTGTGTGATGCCGCGCAGCGTCGGCGTCGACCCAGGTAGGGACGTGAGGGTGTGCCAGCCCATGTAGACCGGTTGGCGGGCCGTGATGCCCTCCCCGGAGACGCGGTGCAGGTCCACGTACAGGCGGGTGACCGTCTTCCCGGAGAGCGCGCCGAAAGCGTTGGCGGGGAAGACGGCGATTCCCATGTCCGGCCCGTAGCCATACCAGTAGCCCTGCTCCATGTGGCCGCGCTTGATGAGCTTCCCGCCCCGGTAGGTGCCGGTCTCCTTGCGCTTCGCGGTGACGGTGCCCTTGGTGACGGCCGGCGGCGTCGGCGGGTCCGGCGGGTCGGGCGGGGTGTAGGTCGCGGTGACGATTCGCAGCCGCTTCCCGGCTTCGTCGACGTACACGTCGGTGGCCTTGGTGAACGCCGAGCCCGGGGCCTTGGCGGACTGTGTGATCGTCCAGATCTTCGCGTCGACGTCGACGATGGACTGCTCGAGCGTGTCGACTTCGGAGGCGAGCTCACCTCGGACGGCTGTGAACTCTGCCGCGACGTCGTCGGTGACGGGGGAGCCCTTCGTGGTTCCTGTGACACGCGCGTTGCCGCCCGTGATCTCGATGACGACACGGTCGCCCTCGCGGCGGGGCATCTCCCGTGGCGCCGGCAGGGACGCCAGTGTCGCGCCAGGCACGGTCACGTTGACCGTCCCGTCGTCGTTCGCGGACTCGAGCACCCCGATCACGTCGCCACCTCCCGTGTCTGCAGCGACATGGGCGCCCCGGAGGACGCGGCCACGCCGAGGGTGTAGGACTCGATGACGTGCCGCTCGTGGCCAGCCGCGGTAGGGACGTCGATGGTGTCGTCGGGCTCGAGCCACGGCACAGGGATGCACGACAGCTCGACTCTGCGCAGCACCCCGGCTTGCGACTGCCCGAACGTGGTCGCACCCATGCGCGCCTCAAAGTCGGACGAGAACTGCGGGGAGTCGAGGAAGTAGGGGCTCGCGCCGAAGCCGCGGGTGCCCCACGGCAGGCCGTCGATCTCCTGCACGGAGACCGTGCCGCGCAGCAGCGCGTCCACGGCGTCCCCGACGTACGTCCCGGAGTTCGGGTTGTCGTCCCACCACAGACCGAAGGGCACCGGCCCGTCGTCGTCGGGCCGGTTGCCGCGGCCGACGACGACGTTGTAGGTGCCGTCCTCGTCGGAGGACTCTCGAGCGTCCACGACCGCAGCGCCAAAGTCGGGGATCCACACGGGGGAGTCGCCGGCGGCGGGCAGGTCCGTCACTCGGAAGGCGCCGACTCCGTCGCACCACACGCGTGCGCCGATCGCGCGGGCGAGAGACTCGTCTGTGCCGTCCACGGCGCCCCACCGGTCATCCTCGACCGTCATCGGCCTGGCGTACCGATCCCGCGTCGCGCTCGAGGCGATCGCTGCATCAGGGACGGCCTCCCGAACCAGGGCCTCGATCTGGTCGACGACGGTGCGGCCCGCCACGATCCGGGCCGTGAGGAACCTCGCGCGCTGCACCTCGTACTCGAGTGAGCGCCCGGTGACGGTCCATGCGCCGTCGCGCTCGTGGTCGTACCCCGTCACGCGCAGCACTCCGAGCCCGCAGCTCACGTCTGCCCCGGACGGCAGGTGGTAGGTGCGGCGGAGGCGGATGCGCTGCCCGGAAGGCACGACCAGGGACCGGTCGGTGTCCGGGTGCAGCGTCAGCGAGGCCTCGCGCCGCCACACGTTCTCCGCGGATACCGTGACCGCGCCGTCGAGGATGTGCGTGGGAGCCCAGCCGCCGGCGGCGGGGGAGACCCACGCCTCGTCGGTGGCGTGGACGGCCTGGCCGGCCACCAGGAGCGGCAGGACGGCGGCTGGAGGGGCGGCCATCTCAGGCGCCCACCCCGGCGAGCATCATGTCCCACACCCCGCGGGGGTAGGCGGCTCGCACTGCCGCCAGGTCGGAGTACCCGGCGGTTGCGTCCACCCACCCCCAACGGGGCATGCGCACGTGCGCTCCGACGTGGTAGGGCCGATCAAGTTCCGCCCACGCCACGGTGACATCACGCGGGCCGTAGCCCGACGCGCGCCCCGAGGAGGGCTGCCGCACTCCGCCGAGGTGCACCCACCTGTCCGGGACACCGTGCGACGGGTGCGCCTGAAGCAGCTTGGCGCCAGGGTGCCGAAGCAGAGCCCCCAGCCTCTCTAGGGGCTCACGTCCCTGCGTCTGCACGGTGAACTCACCGGTGGGAGCGGCTCGACGCTTCTCCGTGACGAAGGGAGGGGCCGCCTCATCCACACTCAGGAACAGGGAGGGGTCCTCCCACGACTCCTCCCACGGGTGGATGAGGTCGACCACCCGGGACAGGCTGGGGTCCCGCACGTCCTTGACGATCGCCGTGCACGCGCTCGCCCACGGAAGCATCACCGAGGCTGCGGCGGACTCGACCTCGTCGATGACAGCCGTGTAGCGGTACTGCACCCCCGGGGCGGCCTCATGGTCGTAGGCGACGCCGACACCGTCAACCAGCCGGCACGGGTCGCCCGACCGGACCGGGACCCGGGCGCCAGCCACGTCGCGCCGGTACACCGTGCACGACCCGCCGGCTATCGCCGCCGTCACCTTGAGGAGCACGCTGGCGTTGACCTCGTCGGTGACCGCGGTCACCACGCCGTCACTCGAGACCACCTGAGCCACGGGTCACCGCCTCTTCTTCCGGTCGTGCAGCTGTACTGCGTGTCCGACCTCATCGACGCCTACCGCCAGCCGGACACCACTCATGGCGGCCGCGACAGCTCGACCGAGCCGCTCGTAGTCGATGCCTTCGGACAGTGCCGCCGAGCCGGCGGAGGGCATGCCGCCGGCGTTGATCCACTCGAGGAAGGGACCCCACGGTTCCGCCTGGCGGGAGTTGACGACGAACTCCTTGCCGGCGAGGGGCTGGCTGAGTGTCCGGCCGCCACTGTTGAGCGGCCACAGGACGTTGTCGTAGCCGGGGTCGGACCCTGGCACCCACCCGCCGGCGTAGCGGCCCGTAAGCCGCCCGCCGCCGTGGTAGCCGGGGACCTGAGACCGGTACACCGACCCACCGGAGGAGTAGGCGTAGTTCACCCTGATCGTCGAGGTACGGTCGCGCGCTGTGTAGTTCAGCTCGTGCTCGGCGGCGGTCGCGTTAGCCGTCACCGTGACCCGCCCCGACGTGCGGTCGATCTTGTACCTCAGGCCGTCGACCGTCGCGCGCGCCTTGGACGAGTCGCCACCGATCGTGACGTCACCCTTGCTGTTGCGGATCAGGTGGATGACCCGGTCCAGGGCCGACTCCGCTGGGACCCGGTCGCCGTTGATGGTGACCGTGCCGTCCTCGCCGTTGATGTTCTTCACGATGAGCTTGAGGGCCTGGTCGGCGTTCTTCTTGTCGCCGTTGATGGTGACCGTGCCGCCGGACTCGTCGACCGCCGCGGAGAAGGCGTCCATGTCGGCCGTCATCGCCATGGTCGCGTCGTGGACTCGTGCCTTCAGCAGCTCCGGCCCGGCCCACGTGTTGATCTTGTCTCGGGTCACCTCGAGCGCTTCCGGGACCTCGGTGCGTAGCGTGTCGGCGCCTTCCCGGGCGCTGGCGGCCAGGTCCCGTAGCGGGTCGACGATGCCGTCCGTGCCCGGGAGGATGTCGAGCAGCCCGGACAGGCTGGCGGCGACGCTGGCGATGCCGTCGAGGGCGGACGCGGAGAAGTCGGCGAAGCCCTCCGCCATGTCGATGGTGCCGTTGATGACGTCTAGGAAGAACTGCATGAGGGGGGCGCGGTTCCTCGACACCCAGTCGGCTGCGCCGGAGATCTCGTCACCGAAGGCCTCCGCGAGGGCACCCTTGATCCCGTCCATCGCGATCTCGACGTTGCGGCGGGCCGACTCGATCTTCGTGGCCGTGTTGTCGGCCATCGTCGACAGCGCACGATCCGCAGCCCCGGCGGAGCCGTTGACGCCACCCAGGGCGCTCTCGACCTTGCCCAGGTTCAGGGAGAACAGGGCAGCGCCGAGGTCCTCACCCGGCCCGCCGAAGAGGTTGGCGATCGCCGACTGGACGTTCTTGCCCTCCTTCTTCGCCTCCCGCAGCGCGTCGAACACGTCACCGATCGCCGTCGCGGCCTCAGGGCCACCCTTCTGGAAGGCCGCGATCGTCTCCTGCGCGTTCAGGCCCAGCAGCTCGAGCGCCTGGATCGCCGGGTCGGTGCCTTCCCGCACCCGCAGCCCGAGCTCCTTGAGCGCGTCGGCGACCTTGTCGGTGTCCCGCGCCCCGGCCTGGGCGCCTTGCACGATCAGACCGAAGGCCTGGTCGCCGTTCAGTCCCAGCGTGACGAACTGGTTGCTGTACTCGTTGACGGTGTCGAGCAGGTCATCCGAGGGCAGCTTCTGCGAGGCCGCGGTGATGAGGTCGAAGGCCTGGTCGGCGTCGCGCACGAGCCCGGTCTTCATCGCGTTGCCGACCGCCTGCACCGACATCGGGATGTCGTAGTCGAACAGGTCCTGCAGGCCGGTCAGCTTGGCGATGACGTTCTCGATCTCGGCGCTGGTGGCGTCCTCGTCGATCAGGCCGCCCGCGAGCGCGCGGCGCGCCGCGTCGAGGTTGCCCTCGACCGAGTCGCCGTAGGCGTTGGCGTAGGCCTCACCCGCAGACCGGCCGAACCGGGCCGAGGTCGCCTCATCCAGGCCCGTGCGTGCCGAGAACAGGTCCCGCTCGGCCTCGATCGACAGACCCTGCCGGATGCCGGCGACCAGGCCGGCCGCGATCGCCGCCCCGGCCCCGATCACGGCCCCCGCGATGGGGATGGTCGCCAGTGCGCCCAGGATGCCGGAGACGACGTTCTCACCGGCGGCGTCGCCCGCTTCGTCGCCCTTGGTGGCGATGTCGCCGGCGAGGTCGTCGACGGCGTTCTCGGCCTTTGTGGTGTCGGCGGTGACGGTGACCTCGGCCTTGGCGGCGTTGAGCTCGCGCAGGCTGGCCCGCGCCTCCCGCAGGCGCTTCTGGGCGTCTCGGATGTCGGCGGACACCTCGGGCGTGACGTCGAGGGTGCGCAGCAGCCCGAGCTCGTTGGTGATGGACGCGATCGCCTTCTTGGCGTCCTTGATCCCTGCGTCGATGCGGACTTCGGTCTTGGCCTGTGTGAGGTCCTTGATCTCTCGTCGGACCTCGACGATGTTGGCCTTCGCCTGCTCGATCTTGAGGTCGACCTCAGGTGAGGACGGCTCCTTCTTCAGGTCGCCGAGCTCGCGGGTCAGGTCGGAGAGCCGCTTCTTCGCCTCGTCAATCTCGACGTCGATCTCCGGCGCGGCCTTCTGCGCGTCGAGGGTCTTGAGGTCCTTGGTGAGGTCGTCGACCTTCTGGCCGGCCTGGTCCACGTCATGGGAGAGGTCCGTCATGCCCTTCCGGGCGCCGGAGACGCGGGCCTCGAAGATGGCGCGGACGGTGCGGTCAGCCACGGCGCGCCCCCTTCCGTGCGGACTTCTTCCGGGTCGGGTCGAAGGTCACGTGCGCGATGACGCCGTCGTGGTCGGTGCGCTTCTTCTCCGCCTCGCGGATGGCGCGCGTGCGGTAGCAGCGGGTAAACGTCACGACGAAGGCGTGCTGGTTGTCCGGGTCCTGACAGAGAGCGGCCGGGCCACCACACTGGGTGCATCGCTCGGCAGCGTCCTCCGCCTCGGCGACGTCTGCTCCGAGCGCCCATGCCCGGTCGTGCTCGTCGAGCGCGTCCCACTGCGACATGGTCAGGCCCATGGCGCGCGCCACCCGCGCCTCGGCACGGGCCGGGGCGTGGTCGTGCAGGTGGCGCGCTACCGAGGGAAAGCCGGGGCGCCCTCGTTCGTGAGGTCCATGCAGGCCCGGAAGACCTCTTCCCACTGGCCGTTGGTCATGTCGTCGGCCCAGTCCGGCCACCGGTTCTCCACGGGTTCCCCGTCGAGGTTCTCCGTGTGGAGGATGCAGGCCTGGATGAGCGCGTCACCGAAGGTGTCGGAGTTGTACCCCAGCCGCACGTCGAGGGGGTCGTCCTCGCGGGGTGGGTGCTCGACGAGGAGTCGGCGGAACTCGCCCCGGGTGAGGCCCTTGATGACGATGCGCACGACCCCGGAGGCGATGGTCGCCTTGTGGGCGTCCATCTGCGCACGCACCTGCGCCAGCTCAGACTCGAGGTCCTCGGGGGGCAGGGACATGCGCCTCGGCTTGCGCGGCTCCTCGTCGTCGGTGCCCTGACGGGCGATGGCGAGGGTGAGGCGCTGCTCCTCGCGGGCGAGCCGGTCGTGCTCGGCCTGCGCCTCCGGGTAGAAGGTGTGGAAGTGGTTCAGGACTTGGGTGCGCATCGGTGCTCCTGGGGTTGGGCTGAGGGGGGCCGAGAGGTGGGCGCGCGGCTCAGCCCGGGGCCGCGCACCCACCCGTCCGGTGTCAGGCGGCGTCGGTGAGCGCGACGTCCGCCCAGAACCCGGAGCCCGAGAGCGTCGCCGCGAACTTGAGGTCCTCGTCGGCCGCCGTCGGCTGGCTCTTCGACCGGGTCTGCACCTCGCCCTTGACGAGGTCGATGACCGTGGTGGCCGTCGGCGCGGTGCCCGAGGGGTGGCCGAAGGCCTGCGCGACGTAGACCTCCGCGCCCTCGGGCAGCGCCGCGTAGGCCAGGTTCACGTCGTCGGTCATGGCCTCCTGCTGGTCGTACACGCCGGCGATCGTGACGTCGATCGTCTCGCCGGTCTTCCTGGTCTGGGCGACGATCTGGGAGATGCGCTGCCTGGTCCGGGTCTGCGGCGTCCGGGTGACCGTGGTGTCGCCGAAGTCCTGGTAGCAGTCGATCTGGACCGTCGACTCGTCGGTGAGGGCGGCCAGGGGGATCGACCAGGTGCCGTCGACCGGGTCGGTCGTGATGAGGGCGGACGGGATGATCCAGGTGGGGGTGTGGCCGCCTGCGGTCACGCCGTCGATAGTGATGCTGCTCATGAGGTCTCCTCGGAGGTCTCACCCGAGACGGTCTCGGGCTCGGGGGTGGGTGTGACCGCGACCTGTGCGCCGCGGGGCTTCTTGTCCTGCCGCCGACGGCGTCGAGCCGCGGCAAGCTCGTCGCGGGGCTTGGGCGGCAGGGGCCGGCCGGCCGCGTCGACTGCGGCCTGCTTCAGCACCCGCATCGACGAGCCGTCGCGCTCGGCCACCGCTCGCGGTGCCGTCGAGTGCCCCTTCTTGGTCGAGACGCGTACGAACAGGGCCGGGTTCTCAGCCATGGGTTATCCCTTCGTGACGGTGGTGTACTCGACGGCCATGGACACCCGGACGGGGTCGGTGTTGGGCTCCGGCGCCGGGGCCGTCGCGACCGTCTGGCGGAGAGTGCCCCCCTTGCTGGTGACCCTCATGCCGCCGATTGCCTGCTCGACCTCGTGGGCGACGTTCAGCGCGTCCAGCACCGTCGCGCCGACGCACACGATCGTGAGCGTGTCCTCCCGCCCGGAGGCAGTGCCGGCTGAGCGTGAGTACCGGTGGAACGGCGCCGCCGGGTACAGGACCGCGGCCTGCGCGACCAGGCCGTCCTCGACCGGCAGCGTGGGGCGGGGCCCGTAGTCGGCGTCGACGCCGGCCGCGAGAAGGGTGTCCTTGATGAGCTCGTGGACGGCGTCCGGGGTCACAGGTCCCTCTCGATCCCGTCACGCAGGCGCTCCACCTCGAGGACCAGGCGCGGCCCCCACTCCCGGGCGGCTGGGTCGATGAACGGGTTGGGCGCCATCTGCGACGTGCCGTACTCCTGGAACGCCGAGTAGTACTCCGACGACGTGATGACCGCCCTGTGGCCGTCACGGCGCAGACGAAGGCCGCGCCGAAGGTTCCCGGTCGCGCCGACGGGCGCGTACAGCTCGGCGTCGCGCAGCGCCCCACGGCCGACCCTGTCGACGGCCTGCTCGGCCTTCCGTTCCAGCCCGGACGCGGCCCGGCGCAGTGCCTGGGCCCAGCGGGTGATCTCGTTCACCGCGTCCTCCGGCACTGGATGAGGGTCTCGACGGGGTGGGTTGCGTCGTCGTGGGCGGCGCTGGTCACCCACATCGGGTCATGCCCGGGCACGGTCACCCGGTCGTCGGGCTGGATGTCGGTGAAGGTCCAGTCGACGGCCACGAGGGGGGTGCCGGGCGTCACGCGCTCGTCGGTGGCCAGGGACCGTGACGTTCCGGGCGAGTCCTCGACGTGGCATGGGACGTCGGTGTGGATCGGCGTCCACACCGCGGCTGTCTTCCGATTCTCGGCGTCCCATTTCGAGGACTGACGCTCGATGGTGCAGGTGTCGGTTCTGAGGGAAGCGGCTTGCTCACGCATGAGCGGCAGGGCTGCTGCGATCGCCTCCCCGATCATGGCAGTGCCACCAGCCGGTACCGGTCCAGCGCCGATGCGTACAGCGGGGACAGCGTGGTGTCGTATCGGACCTGGTGGGTGCCCTTGACGACTGACGAGACCCCGCCGCGCGCTGCATCGGAGATCAGGGCCTTGGCCACCGCGCCGAGCTCGGCCGGCCACTCGTCGTAGCCGTGGAGCATGGTGACCTCGACGCCTCGGTACTTCGTCGTCCACCCGCCGCGGATCATGCCGTCCGGGGACCACTCCGGGTCGCTGACGGGCGTCCCGTCGTTGGTGACCCGGAGGACGTCGACGACGTGCTGGGTGGGCAGGATCAGTACGCCTCGTCCAGGGCCGTCTAACGTCACGGTCTCTTCGAAGCGGGGAGCGATGTGCCACTCGCAGTAGCCGCGAATGGCCGCGACGGCGGCGTCCCACGCCTCCTGGTCGACTCCGGCCGGGGCGGGCACTTGGGGCGGGGCCATGGACCTAGCGGCCGCGGCGCTTGGGGGCCTTGGGCGCCGCGGGCTCGGGCTCGGGCTCGGCGGGCTTGGGCTCGGCGGGCCCCTCGGGGGTCTCGTCCGCGCTGTTGGCGGCCGTGTCGTCCGGCACCGGCGCGGTCCCGGCGTCGGGCACCTCCGGCTCGGGCGTGGACGTCACGGCCGGCTGGCTGCTGACGACCTTGCGGTTCTGCGCGAACCACTCGTCGGCCGGGACGCAGTCCTCGGCCTTGACGTTCTTGGGGAGCTTGTCGGCGTCGTACTGCACGCCGTTGCAGATCACGGGTCGCATGGGGTTCTCCTTGGGCTGATGGGGCGGGGGGTGGGCCGGCCCGCCGTCATGAGAGCGGCGGGCCGGCCCGTGTGGCTCAGGCGCCGGCGGTGAGGTCCGTCTTGACGAGCAGCGAGGCGTTGAAGACGTTCGCCTCGGCCTCGGTCTCACCGAGGATGGTGAGGCTGTTGCGGATGAACTGGTCGTTCACCCAGCCGGTCATGACGTTGATGCCGCCCGAGACGTAGAGCTCGATCTGCTTCAGATCGCCGGTGTAGGAGAACCCGGCCGGGATCGCGGCCGAGACGACGAGCGGGGTGCGCCACGCCGACTGGAGCTGCTTCGGCCCCTCACCGGCTGCGGTGAACGCCGCGGCCATCGCCTCGAGGTCGAGGGTCTCGGCGTCGGTCGCCGAGATGAGGGTGCCGATCGGGCCGCCGCCGAGCTGTGCCTGCGCGACCTGGGCCTTCGTGATCGCCTTCCGCATGGTGGTGCGCAGGTCGGTGTCGTAGGCCTGCACCTGCACGCCGGTGGCCGCGCTGAGGGACGCCGCGACCCGGGCCTGCATCTTGGCGCGGACGCCGTTGACGAGGTAGGTGTCGATCCGGCTGCGCAGGGTCGGGTTGTGGCCGAGCGCCTGGTTGGTGACCGGGACGTGCTGGGCGACGGTCTTGAGGGTGAAGTCGACCGGGTCCCACACCAGCGACGCCTCGGGCTTGAGCTCGCCCTCGTCGACGACGTCGGCGGCGTCGGTCCACGTGGAGGTGAACGTCTTGACCGCCTGCGGGCTGTCGTTGATGACGGTGATCGCGTCGAAGAGGTCGAAGACCGCGAGCTCGAGGGGGGAGACGCGCACGGCCGGGTTCGCCAGACCCGGGTCCGTGACGAGCGCGTTCTTGATGTCGAGGGTCGCGGCGTCCATCTGGACGCGCTGGTTGCTGGGGATCTTCCCGCCGTAGGAGGCCAGCATCCGCTGGTACTCGGGCGAGTTGACGAACTGCTCGCCGAGGGAGCCCTTCGGGCGACCCGTCTCGGGGTCGGTGCCGGCGGGCGCGTCGCCGAGGTCGTCGAGGTTGGCCAGGGCGGCACGGTCGGCCGCGGCACGCTCGTGCTGGTCCTTCAGGGTGGTGGCCTCGTTGACGAGCGCGTCGAACTGGGCGCGCTCCTCGTCGGTCAGGGGCCGGTCCTCGGACTTGGCCTTGTTGTGCAGCTCGGTCGCGGCCTGCTTCGCAGCCGTGTACCGCTCCAGGATGGTCGGCATCGTGGCCGTCCTTTCTCGGGTGGGGTTGGTGGCAGCTCAGAGGTCGAGCAGAGCCAGGGACAGCGACGGGTCGAAGCGCGCCTGCGCCTGCCCGTCCTCCGACGACTCGGCGTCGTCGGGAGTCTTCTTCGGGGTCTCGACGCGGTCCGCGAGGCCGGCGTCGACGGCCTCCTGGGCGGAGTACCAGCGGTCCTCCTGCAGCCGGTCGAGCCAGACGTCGGCGGTCTCTCCGGTCTTGGCGGCGTAGACCTCGGCGATGTCGAGGGTGAGGTTGTCGAGCAGGTCGGCCATGGCGCGCATGTCGCTCGCGTTGCCGATGCCGATGCCCCACGCGGCGTGGAGCATCATCCGGCTGGACGGCATCATCACGGTCTCGTCGGCGGAGACCGCGAGGAACGACGCCGCGGACGCGGCCAGGCCCTCGACGACGGCCACGACGCGGGCGCGGTGAGCCCGCAGGGCGTTCATCATGGTCACGGCCTCGAAGACCATGCCGCCGTAGGAGTTGATCCTCAGCTCGATCGTGTCGACGTCCTCAGGCATGGCGTCGAGCTCGTCGGTGAGCTCGGTCGCGGACAGACCCCAGGGCCCACCCCAGTCGTCGACGTCCTGGTAGATGCGCACCGTCGCCTTGGACCCGTCGACCTTCACGGGTGGTGCAGCGTTGAGGGGCTGCACGTTCCGCAGGCGGGCCTGCTGGGTGGCGAGGACCTTGTCGGCCTTGCTCATGAGTTGCCTCCGGTGTTCTGGGAGCCTGAGTCGGTCGGGGACGCCTGCCCGCCCTCGGTGACGTTCATGGGGACGATCAGCTCGTCGGTGCCCTCGATGTGAGGCAGGTTCAGGCGGCGACGGGCCTCGGCGCGGGTCATGACCGGCCCGCCGGTGGCGGTCTGGAAGATGCGCGCCTGGTCCTCGAACGCGAGCCGCAGCTTCGCCGCGACGTTGAACTCGACGAACACCTCGTCGGGGTCCGCGAGCTGGGGAACGAGGCGCATGTTGAACGCCTGGTCAAGCCGCTCGAACCAGGTGCCGAGGGTGTCGCTGTAGAGCATCTCCCGGTAGCCGGTGACGCTGTTGTAGGACGACTTCGCGTCCTGACCGACCATCTGCGGCGGGACGTGGTAGGAGTTGGAGACCTCGGCGATCGACAGCTTCCGCGACTCGAGCTGCTGCCCGTTCTCGGGCGTGATCCCCGTGGACAGCTCGTGATACTCCATGCCGTCCTCGAGCAGGGGCGTCCGCCCGGCTCGCACGCCCCCGGCGGCGTACTTCTGCCACCCGGTGTGGAACCTGTCTCGGGCTTCAGTGGTCCACTTCGGCGCCTCGGCGGGCCGGCCGATCCACCCAGGCATGCGCCCTCCGTGCTGCCACAGCTGACGGCGGTAGTCGGCGGCCATGTCGGCCTCAGCGAGAATCCCCCGCAGTGACTCGATCGGGGAGGTGTTGTCGTCGGACGGAAAGCCGTCGATCCACACCGCCCGGTCGAGAGGCACGGTGAAGCTCGACCCGTCGGAGCGGAACGCGGTGATCCACTTCGGCCGCTTCGTCGAGTCCCGCTCGAACCACCACGACGACGGGGGGAGGCGCACGAGCTGCGCCCGACCCTCGGCGTCGACGAACACCTGAGCGGCGTACCGGTCCCACAGGCACACGTCGAGCACGAGCGTGCGCATCAGGTCGTACATCGTCAGCCTCGGGGCGTCAGGGGCCCGGACCACCCGAGAGAGGGGGTGCTTCGGCTCGAGGCGGTCCCGGTCGCCGTTCGCTCGCCGCTCGAAGACGTGCAGCGGCACCTGGGCGATGTTCTCCGCGAGGAACGAGGTGACCATCCGCAGAGCCGGCTGGCGGCGCCAGAGGTCGACGACGCTCTCGGAGTCGCCGAACGTCTTGTACGCCGCGGGGTCTACCGGGGAGACCGTCTCGTCGAGGGAGTAGGTGCGGTCGCTGAGGGTGACAGGGATGCCGTCCACGTAGTAGGTGATCGAGCCCACGTCAGATCACCTGCACGAACACGACCCGCGGCCGCTCGAGGACTACCGTCCCGTCGATGCGCTGCTCACCGCCGGGCACGCGGGCCGTGACGTCGGTCATGACCAGGAGCGGGCCTCGACGCGACATCACGGCACCCTCAAACGACGTGCCGTCGTCGAGCTGCACCACGGCGCGTCGCTTCACGAGGGGCCGCCACGTCCACCACCGGAGCGCGAACGCGCCGGCGAGGATCACCGCGAGGGCAGCCGTGACGTACAGGTGCATGCCACCCTCCTCGGCTAGACGAACATCGGGTCGTGGTCCTCGTAGGCGGACCGGGTGGACGTGCGCTCGCCCTCGCCGGCGAGAGCTGCGGCAAGGGCGAAGAGCGGGGCGGTGTTGGCCGAGGACGAACGGCGCGACCACGGGGCGGTGTCACCGGCAACGCGGGCCGCGAGCCCCTCCACGGCCTTGACCATCTCGGGCTGCCCGCGGTGTCGAAACGTGCCGTCGGTGATCGCCTGCTCGATCGTCTGCTGCGCCTCAACGAACGCGGCGGCCTTGACCTCGACGACGTCGACCCCGGCGCGCTCGAAGTCGGCACGCCACGCCAGGGCCGGCGACTTCGGCGGGAAGTGCAGCGGGACGCCGTGGCCCTCCGCGAGCATCTTCCCGATCTCGACGACCTTGCCCAGGTCGGGCGTCGGCACCCAGTAGCGGATCGCGCCGTGGCGCAGCCCGTCGGGGCGGCGACCAGAGACCGAGAAGCACACCGAGCGTCGGTCCATCGGCGCATCCACGCCGAGCGTCAGCGACTCGTCCGTCGCCATCGACTCGCCGTCTGTGAGCTCCGACCAGCGCGTGGTCGAGATCGGCCCGTCGCCGCCCTTCGCCTTCGGCCAGTCGACCCACTGGTTGAGGTATCCACGCCGGAAGCCGTCGATGCCTGAGCCGAACCCGTCGTCGACCTCCCGACCTCCACGCTCGGCCTTGTCCAGCCGGGCGAGCAGGTCTGCCTTTGTGATCGTGTGGCCCAGCGCGGGAAGGTACTGCGCCCACACGTCCGGGTCACGGAAGTCGGCATCGTCCGGCACCGACCACTCGAGGTAGCAGGTCCGGGACTTCTTCTGCTTCGCGGCCTTCCTGCCGGCGGTGACCTTCCCGGCGAGGAACGTCGAGCGTGCGTTGCCAACGGTCGAGATGACGTACGTCTGCGACGACGCCCGCGTGATCGTGGCCGCATCCACAGCCTGCTCGACGAGGTCGTCGCCCTGTGAGAACGCCTCGTCGATGACCGGCATGTCGAGTACGTCGCCATGCGACGCGTCCTCGGTCGGTGGGTCGATCTGCAGATAGGACCCGGTGCCGAACGCGATGTGCTCCCCGTTGTTGTTCATGGAGAGCTTCCACTCGTTCTGCCGCTTCGGCCGAGCACGCGAGTCCTGCGGTACCTCGGCCAGCGTGCGGGCCCGGCGCAGGATCGGAGCGAACTCGCGTTCCAGCTTCCGGCGCGCCATCTTCCCCGACTGCGCAATGTACGTGCAGGTCTGCGGCCCGAACGCCTTCGCAAACAGGATGCACCGGAGCACGAACAGCACCAAGATCAGCGTCGTCTTCCCCGACTGGCGCGGGACCGTGATGATGACCTCCTTGTAGAAGAGGCCGCCGGTCTTCGGGTCGATCTCGAGCGCGACGTCAGCGGCGTGCTGCTGCCACGGCATCAGCGGCTTGCCGATCCGCCGAGCGACAGCGCCGGCGTGCCCGCCCCACGTCTCTCGCTTCGGGTTGCGCGGCGTGCCGATGCGCGGCAGGACCAGGTCAGCCGGCGCCGGGGATGACGTGGAGCCCGCCCCACCCGCCTTCGTCGTCGCCGTCTTCCGCACCGGTCGCCTCCCGCAGCTTCTCCATCGTCGTCCGCAGCGAGTTGACGTACGGCGCGATCGACGCCGTACCGGACTGAGTCACAGGCGGGTCATCCACATTCGCCGCGAGCTCGAGCGCAGCCGCCGCGAGCACCGCCGCGTACGGGTCCAGCTCGCCAAGAGACGCGATCCAGTCAGACGTCCTCTCAAGCACCGACGCCATGCGGATCACCCCCTCGAGGGCACTGCGGGGACCGTCCAGAGAGAGAACAGAAGCGGCCGGGCTCTTCTGGCTGTTGGGGGTTGGTGAAATGTGGACGCCCCTGCCTGGTTAGGGCCAGGTGTAGCCGGTGGCTCGTCGTTGGTTGCCGGTGGTTGCGCCGGCGCTGTAGTTGCAGGTGCTGGCTTCGGGGGCGAGGGGGGATGTGGGGTCGCCGTCGATGATGTGGCCGGCTGTCCAGGTGGCTGGTTTGCCGTTCTTGTGGGGTGGGTGTTCGGCGAGGGTGTGGCCGCATCGCCAGCAGGTGGTTGTGGGGTCGGCGTTGGCGGTGTCGCGGATGTGGCGTGCTCGGACGTGGAAGTTGCCGCGGTGGTGGGCGGCCTTGGGTTTGGTCACGGCGCGTGCTCGCTATCTTGCGGGGATGGGTGACGCGGGCGGCGTGAGTGGGGGCCGGGGGTTCGTGTCGTTCGCTGCGGGGGCGGGGTTGGCGGCGTGTGACCGGCTGCTGGTGTGTGAGGGGCGGGACCCGCTTGATGAGGACGCGGCTGCTGCGGCGGCTGCGGAGGTGTTGTTCTGGTGGGCTGTCGCGGATGATGCGCGTGGGCGGGCGGGTGACTCGCTGGGCCTGGCGTTGCGGTTCGCTCGGGACTGTGCGGCGCATCGCAGGGTGACCACGGTTCGGGTAGAGGGGCTGGGTTACCCATTGACCTACCCGTTGAGGTACGACCCGCGGTTGGCGTGGAGGCCGACCGGTGAGATCGCTCCGGGGGCGCGTGCACTGGAGCCGGGCAAGTCGGGTAAGCCGAAGCCACCTGACGCTGAGGGGCCGCGACAACGTGACGCGTACGACGAGACCTTGGCTGGGCGCGAGGTTCGCTCGACTGTCGTGCTGGTGCGTGAGCTCCTGGGGGAGTGGAGCCGGGACTGAGTGGTGCTACCGCTTCCTGCCGTGCTTCCAGCCGAGGCCGGCGAGGCCGGCGACGACGAGGGAGGTGCCGACTGTCGGGCCCATGCCGGTCTCTTCATCGACGAGCAAGACGGTGAATCCGGCCGCGATGACGAGGAGCCACTCGCGTGAGGTGCTCTCGTTGCGGGGACCGTAGGGCATGTCTCCACGGTGCCTGAACTGTGCGCGCTCCGCCTGGCGAACCGGGGGCGCTGCGGGCATGCAACAGGCGACCTGCCCGGGGTGGTGGGCATAGGTCGCCTGTTGACGTTCAGTGTTGCAAATGGTGCTGGCGGTGGTCAAGCAGGCGCGCGTCGGGGGCGTCCTCGCGTCGTGGTTCTGGTGGCGTACTCGATGTCGAGGAGGTCGGTCTCGGCGATGAGGGTGCGTCCGCGAGCGTCGCGGGTGGTGCGGAGGGTGAGGGGGTTGCCGTCGGCGTCGCGGAGGGTGCCGCGCTTCGCGCGGTGGATCCAGGCGCGGACGGTGGAGGGGGAGACGCCCGCGGTGTGGGCCGCCTCGTTGACGGTGAGGAGGGCACTGACACTAAGGTTCACACCTCGATGCCGTCCCAGGTGACCAGGACGTCGTACCAGGTGCCGGAGTCGACTGGGTCCGGGGTCGGGGTGATCGTGATCTCGGGTTCTGAGTTGAACGACTCAGCATCGCCTACATCCGAGGAAAGCGCTTTGGATCGCGCCTGGGAGACGAGCTGATCGCGTAAATCTGCGTTCCTGACCTGCTCGCGCGTGGTCGTCATTTTCACCTGAAACTTCACGACGCGTCGCCTCCTCGCGGACGGATCGAATCAGCGTACACGCGGGCGAGGTGGGGCAGGTGCTCCCAGTCCCACACGGCAGGGCAGTAGATGCAGCGGACGAGCTCGGAGCCGTCGCGGCGGCGCAGGCCCTTGCGCTTGCAGCGGGGGCAGGGCTCGGGGATGCGGTGGGTGAGGCGGTCCTGGCCGACGAGCCGTTCGAGCCGGCGGTGGGTGTCGAGGATGTCGCGGCCGATGCGGGCCGCGTCCGGGGTGGCGAGCAGTGCCGTGCCGTGCCGGTGGAGGTATGCGACGGCCTCGGCGAGGGTGCGGTACGGGTGCGGTGGGGCAGGGTCCTCGAGGCGGTGGCGCAGGTAGTCCTCGAGGTGCAGCGCCCACCGGATGATTTCGTCGGCGGTGTCCCACCCGGGTGACGGCGATGGGGCGTGGGCGAGGGAGCGTGCGCCGCCGTGGCTGGTGGAGCCGTGGTCGATGTCCGCGTCGCGGGGTGTGTTGAGCGCGCCGGGGGTGAGCGCGCTGGCGAGGTCGGGCAGGTCGCGCAGCTTCGTGAGGATGCTGCTGGTGCAGCCGCGGTGGGCTAGCCGGTCGAGGAGTTCGCCGCGGTCGTTGAATGCGGGGACGTCGACGCACCACACGGGCCGTCCGGGGTGGAAAGGCGTGTCGTGCTCGGTGAGGGCCCGGTCCGGTACGCAGTCCGGGGTGCAGGGTCCGTCGCCGTGAGCGGCGTGGGCGGAGTGAGCGCGGGCCGTCTCCTCGAGTGCGGCGTTCTCAGCGCGCCGGAAGGTGTGGTTGCACGGGCCCGGGCACGGCTCGTCACCGGCGGTCGCCGGAGCGACCTGGGAGACGTCGATCGGGGCGGTGGTGGCGCGTGCGGGGCGACGGCGGCTCATCGGTGCAGCTCCTGGCGGGGTCGGGGGTCGGTGAGGGCCTGCTCGAGGACCCACCGGTGGTAGGCGGCCATCGGGTCTAGGGGGACGGTGTGCGCGGCGGAGGCGGTCGCGGCCTGCGTGAGCGTGCGCTCCTTCTCCCGGGCTGCGGCTCGTGCCTCCCTGCGGCGGGCGAGGCGGGTGGCGCGCTCGGCCTCGACGCGGGCGAGCACGGCCTGTGCGGTGGCGGCCTCGACGCGGGCCTGGCGCAGCGCGGCGACCAGGTCGTCGCGGTTCATGGACCACACGGTGCGGCTCACGCGACACCTCCTGGGATGAGGCGCAGGGCCGGCCGTTCCGGCTCTGCGTGAGCGATCACGCGCTCCATGCCTGGCCAGTCGTCGGCGTTGATCCCGACGGCGGGGGGTGCCCACCCCGGGCTGTGCGCGGCGTAGAGGTCGGGCCAGTTGTTCGCCCGGATGTAGACCGGGAGCAGGCCCCCGCGGTTCGGCGTTGGCTGCGGTAGGTCGAGCGCGGCGAGGCGGCGGGACTCAGCCCATGCCGAGGCGTGTTCGCCGCGGTGGGTGCTGCACCATTGGCCGATTCGCCACGTCCCGTCGGGGTGGTTGATGCGGCCGCTGATGCTGGCGTGCCTTCCGCACCGATCGCCCTTGCGTGGGCCGGCGGCGAGGGTGTGCTCACACCCGCCGGCCCAGGAGTCCAGCGTCTCCGGCTCCCACCGTGGTGCGTCGTCGCTGTAGACGCGGCTGATCGCGATCTGGACACTGACCTTGTCCCTGGTCTGCCCGCGGCCGTACGCCCTCGCCAGGACACCGGGGGTGCACAGCCGCTCCCAGGCCTCGTCGTGGCTGTCCGAGTGCCAGCGGCACCACCAGTAGGTCTCGATGAAGTTGCGGACGGCGAGGGTGCTGTGCCCGTTGGTGAAGCGCTCGTCACTGCGGAGCGCGTCGAGGCGGTCGAAGAAGTCGAGACGACTCTTGACGGTGCGGCTCACGATGCCTCCTGGGCTTGGGCCCGGCGCTGGGCCGGGGTCGGTTCGGCAGCGGCTTCGGCGAGGGCCTGACGCACGAGCTCGGCGCCCGCGAGGTGCACCTGGTCGGCAACGGCCTGCTGGCGGGCGGCCCGGCATGCGGGGCACCCGGCGAGGTCGTGCTCGGGGTGGTCCGGGCAGGGTGTGGCGGCCGTGTAGCGCGCCTCGCTGGCGGCGTTCTTGGGCCAGTGGCGCAGCAGCGCCTTCTCGGTGGGGGTTCGCAGGGACGGGTCCTCCGCGGCCAGGGCGGCGGCCGCCAGGACCGACCCGGGGGAGCCCTGGGTGGCGCGCAGCGCCGCGGCCACGCCGGGGGCGTCCCACTCGTGGCAGCCGGTGTGGCGTGCGGTCTCGGTGCGGATACCGGCGATGAGACGGGCGGCGAGCCCGAGGTCGAGGGTGCTCATCGGTGGCCTCCCGTCAGGGTGCACACGGCGGCCGACCGCTCGGCTGGGTGGGGCCGGCCGCCGCGGCGTCCTGGGGTGTGTGGGGGGAGGTCAGTCACCATCCATCCGTCGCGCGAGCTGCGCTCGGCGGTAGCCGCCGCTGCGCGCGCACGCGCGTCACCTAGGTGAGGATGGATGGGAGGTGACCACAGCGTGACCCTCCCTTCCCTTTCCCTTCCTCTTCCCTTCCCTTCCTGTCGGGAGTTACCGCCCGGTAACTCACTGAGGAATGCGTGAGCATGACGTGCCTGGCGCGTGAGTGTGGTCATAGCAGTGTCTCCGGGGGAGGCTCTGGCAGAACAGATTTCGTCTTTCGGTTGATGACCTGGTGGGTCGTGAACTTCGGCAGCACCCCGTAACGGACTGAGCCCACGTCGTAGACGCGAATCAGCCCGACCGCGTCTAGGTGCTTCATCCATCGCCCGATTCGGGCAGGAGACAGCTCGTCGTTGGGGAAAACGAAGCCCGCAACGGCCGCGTTCGATGCGAGAAACCGGCCCTCGTCGTCGGCCATCGAGACCAGTCCAAGGAACAGCAGACGCTCGTCGCGAGTCAGCTTCGCCACCTTGTCGTCACCCCAAAAGGTCGGCTTGATCGTGCGGATACGGGCCATCAGCGGCACCCCCTCGTGGCCGGTCGAGGTGCGCCCGGGGTGGGCTGGCGGTACGGCATGGTGCGGTCCTCAGAGGTTGTCGATCCAGGTGGGCTCGTCGCGCTGGTCCCATGCGGACGGGGGGTGCTTGTCTCGGTAGGACGTCAGGTGGATCACGTTGTCGGGCAGGGGCTCCGGTGGGCGTCGCGGGATGTACGACTCGAAGGCTGGGCAGGACTGGTGCCCACACAGACACGCGAACCGCGGGCAGTAGCGGCCGCGTGCGGCCTTCGGGTCGGTGGCGCACTCGGGGCATAGCTGCTTCCGCTGGGCTGGGGTGAGGGTCACAGCAGCACCCCCTGGGCCGCCGCGAGGGCGACCGCACCGGATCCCGGGAACAGGTCGTCGAGGGTGTCGGCCTCCGGGTCGTAGCCCAGGGCGTCGAGGACCCAGCGGGTCCAGGCGACCGGCTTGGCCCCGGCAAAGCGCGCGTTCGGGGGTGCGGCGACGAGGAGGTCGGGCATCTGATGACCGGCGGATCGGACGCGGCGGCCGTGGGGGATGTAGACGAGGACGAGCTCGCAGGAGGAGGCGAGACGGGAGCCATTGGGCATGCTGTTCGGCTTGTGCCAGATCATGTGGCGGGTGCCGGCCGGGAGCGGGTGGTACCACTCGGCGCCGTCCAGGGATGTGGCGAGGGCCCACCCATCGAAGTCGGCGTGCAGGCGCTCGATGAGCGCACGGTGCGCCTCGGGGGTGTCCCACGCGGCGGCGTCCGGGTGGAAGTCGGCGACGTTGCCGCTCGAGCGGTCTGTGGGGCCCTGGTCTCCGTACCAGCGCCGTGCCCGGGAGCGGATGACGCGCCGGCGCGCTCCGCCGGCGAGGTCGGGTCTGTCATAGACACGGGGTGGGTAGGGCGGGTCTGCGATGGCGAGCCTCACGTCCCGATCACCTCGAGGAGGTCGCCCTGCCCCGCGCACTCGGTGCGCTCGCGGGCCGGCAGGTGCATCTTCTGCTCGGGCAGGGGATGGCCGGTGCGGGCGTAGATGATGACGCGGCGGCCCTTCCCGGCGGGGTGCGTGGTCGGAATCGTCAGCGTGTGGAACCGGCCGTCGAGCCTGGTGCCGAGGGGCACGAGGTAGCCGTCGCAGACCGCGTGCTCATGCGCCGCGCCTCGCTCGGCCGACGTCAGCTGTGCCGCGTCGGCCTCGGTCCGCCAGGAGTCGACGGTCCAGGTCTCGCCGGCGTCGGCCTTGCGGAGGGCGTCGATCAGGACGCGGTACTCGCGGGTCATCGCAGGGCCTCTCTCGCGGCTTCGGTCGTCCAGGCGGCGAGCACCTCGGAGCGGCCCCCGTCGTCGGTCAGGTAGATGGCGTGCCCGTCGAGGGTGATGAGGGGCTTGTCGAGCTGGTCGTAGGAGCGCAGGAGCCACCCGGTGGCGTACGCGGCGGCACGGTGGGACTCGATCCAGCCGTGACAGCCGGTCGTGCCGGTGCCGCACACGAGGACCCCATTGCGAGGGTCGATCGAGCGGTGGTCCCGGGTGCCGCCGGCGCCGCGGGGCTTGCGGTGGTGGATGCTGTGGGGCGCGGACAGCAGCAGGGCCGAGCAGCGCGCGCAGCGGTGCGCATCCCGCTGGATGATGAGCTCCCGGACTGAGGCGGGGAACTTCACTGCTCGATCTCCGGTACGGCGAGGGCGTCGAGCACGCCGACGAAGTCCAGACCGGTCGAGGAGAGCTCCTGGCGGATCGCGGCCTCGGCGTCTGGCGTGGGCTTCACCTGCAGCACGGGGGCGGCCTTCACGAGCGCGGTGCCAGGGATAGCCTCCCCGCTGTCGTCGCATCCCCGCTCGAGCATCGCCTTCTCGAACGAGGCACGCACCGACGGCTGGTAGACGATCTCGTCGGGGTGGTTCTCGGCGACCCACGCCTGGAATGCCTCGCGGTCGGCCACGCGCACGGCATCGGCCGGGTCGGTCATGGTGACGTAGCCGATGCGGCGCCCGGCAGCCTGGGCGGCCTTCCGGTCGCCGCGGTCCATCGCCACCGAGGCGCGCACCTCGGAGTCGAGCCGGGTGACGATCTTCTTGAGGACCGCGAGGGTGACGAGCTTGTTCGCGGTGGTCTGGTCCATGGTCATGCTGGGGTCTCCTTCGCGGCGAGGTCGTCCCGGAGCAGCTCGAGCGCTCCGACGTCGGTGGCGTCCTTGATGTGCTGTCCGTTGTGGCTGTCCATCCAGTCGCGGACGATCACGTTGGGGTCGATGCCCTTGGCCTGCGTGAGGTCGGCGATCTGCGCGATCAGGGTCTGCGCGGTGTGGGCTGCCCGGTCGTCCGCCGTGACCGAGGCGGCAGCGTCGGATGTGGTGTGTCGGCGTGGGCCGCTGGTCTCGGCCAGCCCCATCTCGGTCCACAGCTTCTCGACGGTGAACTGGGGGAAGGGGCGTCGAGCGACCTGTGCGTTCTTCACGCGCAGCGAGCGGACGCCGGTGAGTACCGCCTCGCCGGGCGCTGGGAGCTCGACGATCGCGCCGACGTCGTAGGGGAGGGACTTGTGCGCCTGGACCTTCCACACGCGATCGGGCGTCGGGTCGCCGCGGTCGTTGACCACGGACGTCAGGTCGAGCCGGGCGGTGACGATCGAGGGTCCCTGGTGCTCGCGCAGGCAGTCCATGACGTGGTCCCACCGCTGCTTCGCGAGGTTCCACAGGTCCATCGAGATCGTCGCGTCACCCTCCGGCTCGGGCTTCCGGTTCTGCTGGGCCTTCTTGCGCGCCCGACGGTTGGCCGCCTCCTGTGCTTCGTCGGACAGCAGGTTCCACAGGCGGGTGGCGGAGTCCAGGACGATGAGGCCGGGACGGTCGCCCTTCGTGGTCTTGGCCAGCTCTGTGACGCACTCGTCGAGGACGCCGAGGATGCCGCGGTAGGTGCCGTCGTGCTCGACGATCTCGAAGCGCGCGCCCGGGATGGCGCCGTACTCGTCGGGGTCGTCCTCACCTACGCCGACCCACAGGGTGCGGCCGACGAGCGCAGAGGCCGAGGCGGCGGCCGCGGCGTAGGTCTTGCCGGACTTCTCGACTCCGGCGATGAGCAGGATGGGCCAGGCGGGGAGGCCAGTCGGGCGGCGGGTGGTGAGGGTCAACGCTTGGCCTCCGTGGGGGTCTCGACTCCGGCCGCGGCGAGGTAGGAGCGGACGAGCCTGGCGGGTGGGATACCGACGAGTGGGCAGTCGAGGCCGGCGCCAAGGGCGTAGGCGCGGACCTCGGCGGCGGTGACGTGGTGCTCGGCCATCAGGTCCTTGAGGCCGCGGGCACCGTCCCGGCCGGGACGGCCGGAAGGGATGTGCGCGCCCGGGCGTGGCTGGATGTGGGCGAGCCTGATGCCCTTGTCGACGGCCTTGACGCCGATCCCGAGCCGAGCGGCGACCTCGGAGCGGGTCAGCCCGGTGGCGTAGAGCCGGCCGGCCTCACGCAGGAGCTCCTCGGGGTGGCCGTTGCGGCCGCCGGAGTGGGTGGCGCGGGCGTCGGTGCGCTGGACGCCGGCGCGGTCGAGGTTCTCGCGGACGGCCTTGGGGCTGGCGCCGACGCGGCGGGCGATCTCGGGTGGCGAGAGGTGCTCGACGGTGTAGAGCCGCACGATCTCGTCGACGGGGGTGGTGGCGCGGGGCCCCCGCGGCTTGTAGGGGCGGGGCCCGGGTGGGCGTGTCTGGTGTCCGGCGGCGTGCAGAGCGTTGAGGACGGATCGGACGGTGACGCCGTGGCGCTGCCCGACCTGGCTGGCGGTCTCGCCCGCCAGGTACTCCCGGACGGCAGCCTGGTGGTCGAAGCGCCGAGGCCTGGGCTTCGGGGTCCGCGCCGGCCTCGGCGCGGACTTGGGGGTGGGCTTCGGCGCGGGCTTCGGTGTCGCCGTCCGTGGCCTGCTCGCCGTGCGCCGCGGGGTGGCCTTCTTGTGCCGCTCCACCGTGCGCGTCTTTCGAGCCGGTGTTGCGCGGCCTGTCGAGTAGCCGGCCTTGGCGAGCTGCGCGGGCGTGAATTCCGGGCGCTGCTGGCCGGCGAAGGGGGACGTGGCGAGCGGGTCCCGGCGGCCGCGCTCGAGCATGTGCGTGCCACCGCGAGGCTCGCGAGGCAGCGGGACACCCCGCGTCTCGGGTACGGCGTTGCCGCTGATGCCTTCGGCGCGCATCAGGACACCGCCCGGATCTCTCGGTGGATCCGCACGGGCCAGTCCTCCGGCCGCCACACGGCCGCGTTCGCGCCGGCAAGGACGAGGGTGGAAAGCCACTCGTCCTGCGCCCGACTGAGGCGGCCCGTGGCGGTCTTGAGCTCCCGGTAGAGGACTCCCCGGCGGCCCGCGATGACGAGGTCCGGGGACCCCGGGTTCGACCGGCGGCTGTCGTGGGTGTGGTACGTGAGGCAGCGCAAGGTCTGGGCCATGGCGGTGACCGCGTCCTGGAACTCTGCTTCGTCTGCGAACGGATCGGGGCGGGTGGTGTGGGTCACGGCGCGGACCTCCTGCGGTTGATGAGGGTGATGCCGGCGGCGATGGCCAGTAGCGCGCCGGCGCCGAGCCACGCGACGTGCGAGGGCCCGGTCTGCGCGAGCTCGCCGGCGCGGCAGTCGTGGCGGGGTGGGATGAGTCGGCCGGTGTGGCCCACCGCGTCGGCGTCCTCGGCGGTGCCGTCGGGGCGCAGGGTCAGGAGCCCGTCCGCGGTGATCCAGGCGGCAGCGTCCCTGGGGTACCTGTCGGTCTGGCGCCAGCGGCACACGTCGCCGCCCCCGGCGAGCGTTTGCGGGAACCAGGTGGGGTAGGGCGCCGTGCGGGGATCGACGCCGGGCGGGAGCGCCCAGGTGACCGTGACGCGCTGGTGCGTCTGCCACAGCGACCACGCTGCGGGTGCTGACACCACGAGCGTGAGGAGCGCAAGAGCTAGGGTCGCGGCGATCCGGCGCGCAGCGCACATCAGTAGTGCCCTTCGCGGTCGAGCAGCCCGTCGCGCTGAGCGGGCTCCGACGGGGCGTTCGACGTGAGGCTCGCGAGCACGGCCACCGTCGACCCGAGCAGGCCGAGCACGATGAATGCGCCCGTGGGGTGGGTGAGGCCGAAGGCAGCGAGGAGTCCGGCCAGAACCGCCAGACTGAACACGGCCGCGAGAACCACGCCGACGCAGACGACGGCGATACCGCGACGAGTCAGGCTCATCGCGGGCCCCCGATCCACAGGCTGGGCCTCGGCTCTGCGCCGGCCCGGCCGGTGCCCGCGCTGTAGGCCGCTTGCAGGTGTTCCTCGCGGCCCTCCCAGGCGGTCTGCGCGGCGTCAGCGCATGCGGGGGAGCAGTAGGTGTCGGTGCTGTAGAGATCGCAGCCGGGGCCTTCGCATGGGGTGAGGCTCCGGCCGAGCCCGAGAAGGGGTTCGAAGTCCACCGCGGCGGCGATCATGCCGGCGACGAGACCCGAGTCACGTCCGACCTCGAGGCAGGTGCGCCAGTACGCGAGCATGACGAATTCAGTGGCGGCGACTTCGCGGGCGCGTTCGGGGGTGACGGTGGTGGGCATGGCTCACGCCTCCTTCGTGCAGGTGTGACAGCGCGGCGGGACGCTGCCGGGGATGGAGGGCTGCTCGCACATGGCGGGCCCGTAGATGGCGGTGCATGGCGGGTAGCCGTGGTCGTGCAGCCATGCCGTGACAGAGCCCGGCGCGACCTCGGAGCCGGCCCAGGCCGACACGCGCTCTGCGATCTCTTCCGGGCTGCAGCCGCCCTCGTGGAGCGTGGTCACGATGGCGTCGTCGACGTCGGCCAGGACGAGTACGTCATCGAGCGAGGCCGTCATGCCGACACCTGCTCGGCGAGGGCGTCACGCACGTCGCGCTCGTGCGGTGCTCGGCTGGCGCGGCTCCTGAGGATCTCGAGGAGGACCTCGGCGTGCGTGCGCGTGAGGATGACGGCGTCATCGCTCAGCGCGAGAGTCCGGCTGTTCTTGCTGCCCATCTGGGATACTCCTTGGTGAGTGGGTGGCCCTCGCGTGGACTTGGCGGTTCGGCGGGGGCCGCTTGCTGTGCTGGGCTGTGGCCCGGCCGGGGTGGGGGCCGCAGGGGAGGGGGGCCCGCGTCACCCCGGCCGGGGGTCATGCGTCCGGGAGCCCGTCGATCCACTCCCGGAAGTCCTGCTCGCGGATGACGTAGGACCCCTTCGGACCGCGCTTCGCCTTTAGCGGGGGTGGGAACGAGTCCGGGTCCGTCGCGCGGACGGCGCGGCGGATGGTGTCGACGCTCCACGGGGTCTGTGCCGCGACGTCCTGCAGCGACATGACCGCCTTGGTCGCGGTGCTCACGCCGGCTCCCGACGAGCTGCCGTGAGCTCCTCGCAGCGTCGTGCGAGGTCTGACGTGGTGGTTCCGAGGGCTGCGCCGATGGCCGCGATCTCGGCGAAGGTGAAGTCGCCCAGGCGAAGTCGGCGCTTGAGTGTCGACCGGGCGATTCCCGACTCGTCGGCTAGAGCACGCTCGGAGAGCCCGGCGGCTTCCATGGCATCGCCGATCACGGTGGCGATCCCTGGGGCTGTGTGGTCCATATGAACCACGATAGGTCCGTATGGACCACATGGCAAGGCGACGTCGCGGTGGGGCGTCAACGACGTTCGCGGTGCACGCGCGCCTGTATGGGCCTAAAGTGGTCCATTGTGACCGAAAAGCAGACGCGGTTGGAGACCCTCACGGCCGAGGAAGTGTTGGCCGAGGCAGCCCGTAAGGGGCTGCGGCACAACGCGATACAGTCGGATTCCGGCGTCCTCGCACGAGCCTGGGGCCACTACTTCGTGCAGCGCGACCGGGCGATCCCGTTCGGGGCTCTCTTGGCGGTGTGCGAGGCCATGGGTGTGTCGGCGTCGGACATCATCCAGCGGGCCGAGGCCCGCTTGTCGGCTGATCCGGGCCTGCCACGGGACGCCTACCGGTTGGCCGCGTCGAGGGCGCCCAGGGAGCGTCCCTTCACCAGCCAGGAGTGACTTGTCGGGGCCGGCACCTACGGTCCGAAGCCATGGAGACGCCTCACCCGTGGCGCCGGCTACGAAGGATGACCGGCACGTACCTGCACTGGCGAAGTGACCTCCCTCCCTACCTCTTAGGTGCCACCGACGGCGAGCGCATCTGGATGCGATCCGACCTCTCACAGGTCGAGCGCAGATGCGTCCTGGCCCACGAGCTCGCTCACCTCGAGCACGGACACTCAACGTGTCAGCCGGGTCCGGTCGAGGACGCTGTCGACAGGTACGCCGCGCGCTACCTCCTGCCCGACCCGCGAGTCATCGCCGACGCACTCGTGTGGGCTGGGATGCGATTCGACGAGGCGGCTGACGTGCTGTGGGTGACGGAGCGACTACTCCGGGTCAGGCTCGACCCCTCCCACCTGCACCCGGCCGAGCTCGCAATCATCCGAGAGCGCGTGGCGGCTGCGGACTTCACCGCGTGATGCGGCGGACCGCCTACGCCTCGATGCCGAGCCGCTTGGCCAGGCGGCCGAGTGCCTTGCTCGTGGCTGCAGCGTCGACGTGCACGTACGCCTGGACCACCTTGGACTGCCCCAGGATCGCGGCGACGACCCGCGGGTCGGTGCCCTCGTCGATGAGGATGGACGCCGCGGTGTGCCTCGTCTCGTGCAGGTGCCAAGGCCGTCCTGCTGGGTGGGCGACGCCGGCGGCTCGCTGGATCGCGTGCCACTCGCGGCGGTCGTGGTGGTCCCGAATCGGCTCACCACTGGCGTCGGTCCACACCAGTCCGTAGCGGTTGGGCGTAGCGGTCTCCCGGTAGGCCTCGAAACTCGCCCCAAGGAAGGGCAGCAACGGCAGCGTGACGTTCCGGTTCTTCGTTTTGGGCTCGACTAGCCACATGGTCCCGGTCAGGTGTCGGGTGCGCAGCCAGGTCGGGAGGGTGGCGTCCTTGGCGAACTGCTCGAGCTGCCACTCGATGGTGAACGAGCCGGCGTCGAGGTCGATGGCCTCCCAAGTCAGCCCGAGCGCCTCGCCCTGCCGGACTCCGTACAGCATGCGGAACAGCCATCGTGAGGTGTCCGGGCGGTCCGCGATCACGCGCAGGATGGCGAGCAGGTGAGCGGGCGGAATCTGGTCACGGTCGCTGGCTGCCGGCCGAGGGCGAGGGGCGTCGAAGATGCGATCGGGGACCGCATGACCTTCCAGGCGAGCATCGCGAAGCATCTTGACGAGCACGGCGTGGACGTTGAGGGCGGTCGAGCTCGACCGGCCGGCGTTGGTGACGGCGTCGGCCAGGCGGCGCAGGTCTGCGGGGGTGAGGTCGGCCAGGCGGCGGTGGCCGATCGTCGGGACGATCCACCGGCGCACGACTCCGCGGTCGGTGACGTAGACGTTCGGCCGGACCGTCCGCTCGTGCTGGGGGAGCCAGGCGTCCGACCACGACTTCACCGTCGTGCGGGCCCCGGTGCCGGCTGTGGGGATGTTGCCGCTGGCGATGTCGCGCTGTAGCTGCTTGAGCTTGCGCGCTGCTTCGGCGCGAGTCTTGGCCGACACCTGGCGGCGGTCTCTACGGCCACGGGAGTCGAAGCCGACATCTACGCGCCCGACCCACAGTCCGTCGGAGGCGCGCTGGAACAGGCCCCCCGAACCTTGGGGTCGACGCTGGCGTGCGCGGGTGGTGCGCGTGCTGCTCAT